TCTTTATACTCCCCATTGTCTAAACGGCTTAATTTTAGTTCAATCATAATACGGGCTACATCATAAGGGTCAATGTCCTTACCTGTTGCTAAACTCATTCTTTTAGAGGTATTAGCAAATAATTCTAAAAAGTGCCCGTATTCTTTACCCCGCATTTTTAATATAATCTCGGCTTGTGTTAAAAATGTACTAGGTGCTTTACTTTCGTCAAATTTCTTAAAATGGTACGTCATCGTCAAAATACTCCTCTGAAAATTTATCAATTTGTTCAATAGTTGGGACTATATCATTCTCAACTAAAGTCTTCTTAACCTTGTGTGTGTCGCTATACTCCAACATCATAAGGTAAAGTTCTCGCAATGTATAAATAGCTTCAACATCTTTATAGATATGTTGAGCCATTTTCAACTTATCTTTATCTTTAATAACACCAAATACTTTTTTACCTTTAACTTGATAAATCCAAATATCTAATCTTGGCACTAAATTATTATCATCTGCATATTTTTTCATAGCCGATAAACCACGTCTGCAAATTTCAATTCTTTTAATAACATCTTTAGAATCTAATTTGTCATTACCCGCCATCTCGATTGCAACTCGCAATTTATACAATGCCTGTCTAAACCGATTAGCCATTTCTTCATCGACTAAATCAACAATACCTAAATCGCCATAAATAATATCAAGTTCCTGTTGCTCGCTGATATACTTCTGTAGCTCCGAATAAAAAGCCCTCGATTGATATGCTTTATAACCGATATGATTTCCACTACCACAAAAAAATTCTTTATCTGTTAACCGTGTCATTTTTCTCCTCTCTTTCTGTAGGGTTTGTGTGTAACGTTATGACCCGTCAGACACCTTGCCCTGTATGATATGTATGATATGTTTGGTATATAATATATACCAACCATACATACTGTTTATCATACCCCGAGTATGTAGGGTATGTAGGGTTATGTAGGGTACGTTTTAAACCTACCATACATACTCAAATTCCGGGTCTAACTGACCCAACTTTTATCACTTTTACCACCTTACTATGACGGTAACTTTTCGGATTAATTTGGGATTCGTTGACCTCATCTTCTACTAAAACGTCTGCGTCTAACCACGTTTTAATAATACTTTTTATCTTCTTTTTGGACACCGGTGCGTCAATATCCATACCTAAAAATTCGGCAATATAGTCGTGAATTGATGTTTTATATTCGTCTTTTTTGGTCAATATATGCGAACATAAATACAGTTCTTCCTGCTTTATTGCGTCCCAAAGTAATTGGCATTGATGTTCGGATATGCCGTCGAACGCATTCGGGACTGTCCATTTCTCTGTAACTGCAACCCAATCTGAATTAGGTATCTGCACCCCTATCTTCTTATACCACTCCACTTTATCTAATGGTCGTGATAAGTTATTTTTGCCTGCAGGTTCAATTTTAAAATAGTCAACATAATTATCTATGCCAAGTTCCGTTGCGTCCTTCTTGCTCATATTTTGAAGTATACGACCGCTACGAGAACCCGCCACAAGTGAGCCACCGCCCCGACTATCTTCAATACTTGCTTCTCTGTTTTCTGACATCTTACGGGTATGGTGGACAATCTCAATAGATATATTACACCGGTCTGCGAGCAGCGATAAGGCTTTCGATAACCGACTAAAGTTCTCAACGGATTCACTTGACGTAATCATATTAGCCAATGGGTCAAGTACCAATAGTTCAATATTATTGCTTGATATAATGTCGGCTAGTTGATTGATTAATGGCTCGTTAATAATACCGTCGACACCTGCCATCAGGGTCATATCTACGTCACGTCCACTTGCTATCATCAAGCTATCGGTTAATTCACTTTGTTTAATGTCATAATGTTGACACAATGCCATGACCCGTCGCAACACTTCATCATATGGGTCTTCTGCGTTATAATAAAGTGCTTTAATCTTCTTAATTGGGTCTATGCCGAGTAAGGCTCTGCCGGTGCACATCGCCAATACTTCGGTTAATATAAGGGTTGATTTACCGACACCACCCGGTGATACCGTTAGCGAATAATAGTCTTTAATATAGTGATTGCCGTAGAGCCACTCCCGTTGTGGTACTGCTATAGGGTCACGCAACTCCCAAAACTGAAACATATCAGTAATGACTGCCGTATTCTTGACAAATTCTTCTCTGATAGCTTCTGCACGGTCAATACCTGTAAACCCCTTGTTGCGTGCTCCTTCTATTGCCTTGTCGACTTCTCTGACCGTATCGGCAAGTGTATAACCGGATAAAGTAATATCCGATAATATAGTGTGTATTTCTTGGTCTGTGCGTCCCCTTGATACGAGCGAAGCCACCACACGAATCATATTGTCGTGCCACCCGTCGCCCGCTCTAATTCTGCGTAGTGAATCTTCAATGTCAAGACGTTCCCGTTGCGTCATATCGTCGAGATTGATACGAAATGCCGTTTCTGTTTTACTTGGGAAAACTTTTTTTAATTGTTTTACACTCTTTTTTTCCGTCCGGTAATTGCGAAACTCCGTAACCTCAACTACACGTCCTTTATTCTTTTTTCGTGTGTCAGGGTAACTGACCGTACCGGCAAGACGTAATATTCTGCTCGGATTGTTCACAACGGGGTCAGAGTCAAGTTTGTTGGCTATTGACCGTTGCATTGCTGACCATTCTTCCATATCCTGTGTGAATGTGTCTAATTCAAAGTATAAATGCCCACGTTTTGGCTTCATACCGGTATATACGGCAAAATTAGCCTTGAATCCGCTCCTGTATAATGTGTTATAATTATCTACTGATTCCGGTGTATCACAATCACAAAAACAAAAGAACGACCCAAGTGCATTATGGTCTTTACTTGCGTCCCCGCCTATTATATCTGTCGTAATTGGATTGACCGTTGTATAGACGTTATAATTGTTTTCGTTATGTCTGATTGCGTATTGTACCGCTTCGTCTATTTGTTCTACTTTAAAATGTTTCCAAGCAGGTGCTCCATTTTCTTTAATGCACCTAATCTCGAAACAGGCTTCCTCTGATAACTCATTCCATCGTGATGTTATGCGTTTCAAATGCCTTTCGATATCTCCCTCGTTGTACCGCATTATTGCTTCCTATGATAAACTTCGTATGGTTGGTTGCACTCTACACAATTATACATTGTAATATAATCTGCTTTTTTGTTGCTTCCGTATAGTGCATAATCCCCTATTTCTAATATTAAACCGCCGCATTCACATACCCTGTCGGTTAAGTGAGGGTCAGATACGTACACATCGCCCTCACTAAACTTCAAGGTTTTTATTTTTTTAGAACTCGGCATCGTCTCCTGTAGTTCCTGCGGCAACAGATTGACGTGCTTCCAACTGCATTGGTCGGTCAACCCATTCCACAATTTCAAAAACGGGTACGTTTGTACTTGTACCGCTCTTGAACTTAATTGGTTGTGAGCCTGTTAGCTTCACCTTTGGCAATTTGCCCGTTGCGTTACCGGCAAAGTCTTTAGCTATCCTTGCGAATCCTTCAAGAACTGCCGTACCGGATTGTCTCCAAATATATACGTTATCTTTAACGCATACTTCTATTTGTAGCCCTTTCTTATAATCTTCGCCCGGACTTGCTTTCCAATCAACTAAATTGTCATTCCATTCCCAAAGATTTTGCGTACCTTCCCATTTGTTCCAACCGGTTTTCATATTGTATATATCCAATACGACCCCGTCTTTCTTAATGGATTCCATAGTATGCTTTTCTCCGTTGTCAGAAATGTAGAAATTTCCGGGCGCTATGTTACCGTCTTGCGTACCACGAGCACTCCATTGCATGAAGCCGTCGATACTGCTGCTGTTTTCGTTATCGTTAAAATTAATTTCAAAACTCATTTTTTGTCTCCTTTTAAATATTCTTTGTTAATTTTAAATAAATCTCTTGGGTTTTTTGTATACCGAGAATCTGTGTCGAATATATCTTCACACGCATAGACGAAAAAACCTAAGTCTCTCGGTGAGATATGACCTTTGCCACTTAGGTGGCATATCCAATCCAACATTTCTTCACGGCTCATCTTTTCCAAGTCGATTTCATAAGATTTGTTACCGACATGGACAAGTGTGAGGTTATCTTTGAATATCCAATCACCCCATTTTCTTTTGGTTTCTTTAGGATATCCCTTCATCACCTCGATTCCGTTTTGAACTTTGTCTATTAAACTTTCCATAATTACTCCTTTCTATTATAAAAGTTCCTCAAATCGTCTTCACCCGCCCAATAAAATGTTTCGTCGATAGGAATACATTTCCTTGCTTCGTCAGGTGTAAACGTGTCGCAAAAGTTATCTAGCTGTTTGACTAGATGTTTTGCGTTTTCCATTATGCCTACTTCATCGCCGTCCTCTAAAAAGACTGCTTTGTTTTTGGAAGCATAAAGAAACCGTACTTGATGATTGTTGCGTGCTGTTTTATAAAATGCACGTTGCAGCATATGGTCAGGTGACATTTTTGACGGGCATTGATGTGTCGTCTTTAAATCAATAATTTGACCGTTTGGAAACACCAAGTCCAAATAACCCACTCCACGAATACTCCAATCATCTTGTGCTAATTCTATTTCAATAAATTCTTGCTTGCCGTTGACAAACTCCGGTACTCCAAAGTCTGCTAGTGCGTCGCAACTAGTCTGTATCATTCCTTCAAGTGCCTTGTATTCCCGCTCGCACCTTGCGTCGAACATGAAATACTTTTTCTTGAATTTCTCTTGACAATCCTTTGTAGCCTGTTCAATATCCTTCTTCTTGGTAAGGACTTCTACGACCGCATCTTCGACGTAGATACCTCGCCACATAGCCGGTGAAGGCTGCTGCTTTCTGCCAAAGCCGTATGCACATACAAACATACTTGGACTGTTTTTAAACATTGATAATTTAGATGGACTGACGTGAGGTTCAAACCCCTTTTTCAGCTTCACCCACTTCTCTATTCCCGGCAAGTTTTTCATCATTTCTCCTTTTCTGTTTTTTGCGTTGCTCTTTCATGTGAATTTGTAAGTCTAGGAAAAACGACTGCGGTTGTACTTGATTGTCCGTCGCTTCCATTATACGCAACATAACTGACTTGCTTGGGATATTGAATTTATCCGTGCCGTATTTAGCCATGTAGTGATAGACTTGTTGTCTAGATAATTTGATTTGCTTTGCGAAATCTTGGATTGATATATTATTTTTTTCTAGATATTGACTTAAAAACATTTGTTCCCCCTTTAAAATTTAATACCTAAGTTAATTTTACTATTCATATGTTTCTTAACGACTTTCTCGTTATTAAACTCTGTATAGATATCGTCTGTTATTGTTGAACCGACTTTGTGTCCAATCATCAACTGCAATCGTTCATGGTGTGACTTTGTATAGTCATCACCGAACGAATTGCGATACGATGTGATATAATGCCTTCTGAAAGCATGGAAAAGAAACCCCTTTGCGTCCCTGTCATATGGGAATGGATAGTCTTTGTGCCCCCTGTAAAGGTCATAAGTATCTTGCCATATCTTTTTATAACGTTTGTAAACTGCTTGATATGTTGGCTTAGTGCCTGTTTCTGTCGTAATAACATATGCCCATCTTTCATTGTGTTGTTTATTATATGAGCATTTTTTCTTGATGGAAGGTTTTTGTTTACATTTTTCTAAGTTATCCCGTTGCTCGATGATTTTATCCACATGAACAGGATTAATGTCCATCATTCTGTATTCGTCCTTGACAGACTTTCCACCTACGTTGATTTTTGAGTTTTTGATTCGCAGATATGCTTCGTTTTTGTCATCAATAACAAGGTCTTCCCATTTAATATTAAGCACTTCATTAATACGACCACCGGTAATAGAACACATAAGAATCAATAGTTTATCCTGCGGTGTCTGTGCGGTGTTGTATAGACGTGTTATTGTGTGATGTTCTGACGGTACATCGTCGTGCATTTCAAAGAAGTGTTTCTGATGTTTCTCATTCTGCGGAACAGGTCTTGCCTTAATCGCCTTAAATACATTGTGTTTTACTTCTGCAACTTCATAACGGATTAAGTAATCGACTAACTGTTGCATTTTCTTGCGTACACGGTTGGACTTGTCAATAGTATAGTCCCGTGCAATATCTTCGAGCTTACTTTCAACACGACCAACTCTTTGGTCTTCAATGTCTTGGTCTGAAAAGTATTTAGACGCAACCTTGAGTAAGTATTGGTCATCTTTATAGGTCAAAGGATTAACCCGCTTTGCCCTGTATTCTAAAAAATTTATTATATTATTATTCATATTATCTCCCTCTTTCTTTTGAAACGTGCAAATAAGTTCCACAGCTCCATGTCGTTTTCCAACATTTCCTGAACTGTATTCTTTTCCCAAAAGCCATTTCCCTCACCCTCTAATTCTTCTATGGCTTCATCAAGTGATATTTCAAACCAACCGGATTTGACTGAAGGGTCAGTTCGTTTCCATTTTTTTAGTATTATCATATTATAATCTCCCTTATAGATACCTCAATGTAACATATTGTTTTACAGTTGTCAATATATATTAAACGGGGGTGTTTCCACCCCCCTTATATTTATTATATTAAGTGTTTTACCAATTTTGGTTAATGAATTTTATTACAGGTTTATGTTGCAATAATTCCATTATCTTCTCCTCTTTATTTTGATTACTCGTATCAATGGTTAATGCCTTGTGGTAATCTTCATCTCTCAATGCTTTAAGCAAAAAGTCGTAGTCTTGAAGTCTAACCTGATGGATTTTATGGTTGGCAAATACCATTGCAACACTTTTGTTTTCGTCTTTCATATTATCACCTTTCATAAAAGATTATTAAAACTTAGACATATAACGATACCGCAATCGAACCGTTGCGGTTATCATTTGATTTACTATGTCAAAGAGCGAATTACAAAAATTAATGTTTTTGTAACTAATTATATTGTAATCTTTTTTATTACAAATGTAAAACATTATTTTACTTATCAACAATTTATTTTTAAACTTGATTGTTATTTTCTTTTCAATTATCTTAATAAAAC